AGAGCATGCTGAGATATACACAACTGAGTCATCTGACAGAGCTTTCGAAGAGGAAGTAATGTTATCAGGATTCGGTCAAGCTAAAGTAAAACCGGAAGGATCTAGCGTAGAGTTTGATAGAGCTCAAGAAACTTTCACAGCAAGATACACTCACGAGACTATAACTCTCGGGTTTGCAATCACTGAGGAAGCAATTGAGGATAACTTATACGATAGACTTGCTTCTAGATATACAAAAGCATTGGCAAGATCTATGGCTCAAACAAAACAAATCAAAGCAGCGGCACCATTAAACAATGGTTTACCATCTGGATCTTTTAATTCAGGTGATGGTGTAACTCTTTTCAATACTGCGCACCCAACTATTTCTGGATCTTTCAGTAATACGTTGACAACTGCTGCAGACTTGAACGAAACATCTTTAGAGCAAGCAATGATCGACATTGCAGCACTAACTGATGAAAGAGGTTTAAAAATTGCTGCAAAAGCTACGAAGATGATCATTCCATCACAACTTCAATTTACTGCAGAGAGATTAATGAAATCTCAGCAAAGAGTTGGAACTGCTGATAATGATATCAACGCATTAGCAAGTATGGGAATGGTTCCAGGTGGTTACTCAATCAACCACTTCTTAACTGACCCAGATGCGTTCTATCTAATCACAGATGTGCCTAATGGTATGAAGCATCTCGAAAGAGCTCCATTAACTACAAAAATGGAAGGCGATTTCGATACTGGCAATGTTAGATACAAAGCTAGAGAAAGATACGTATTTGGCGTATCAGACCCTAGAGGTATCTATGCATCACCAGGTGCGTAATAAATAATTTTGTGGCGGACACTGTTCCGCCACAATTTAAAAATAGAAAGGAAAAATGCACCCTAAGAAATTCAGAGTCCAGATTTTTGCATATCAAATGCACGCTGATTTTCATATTACATGCATCGAATCACCCCTTGATATAGAGAATGCAATAGTTGACAAACTAGGAAAAAAGGATATAAAATGGGAGTATCTTGGAGAAATGAATGATCCCAAGATAAAGCGAATAACCTATGAGGAGGTTATCGATGGAGAACGTGATGCAACATCTACAGGACCTTTACACGAAGAAAAGGGGTCTGGATCTCGAATGGGAGCAGGAGCATCTTAAAGAGGGTAGATATACTCTCAATATGGTTAAGATTGACAGAAAAGTCAGAGAAGTAATTAGCCATATTAAAATGGCAGAAGCTAAAAAAGAGCATCTGCAAAATAAAATAGAAGGCACTGCACCACAAGTTTCAGTAGCTACTTAGTAAAAAGCTACATCGTTGGAAAAATCCAATCCACATTACAGGCCCTCTTGCGCTCTATTCAAATCTAATATATAAAATAAATCTGTACAAAATAAGTTTACATAGACGCGTACAGCGACGGCCTAAAGACTGTGTAAACGTAATTAGGAGGATAACAACATGGCTACAACTACATTCCAAGGTATCGTTAGATCAAACGGCGGTGCTGGAAAAGGAAATGCAACACCAAGTGTTGTAACTTTATCAGAAGTTATTTCATTTGATCCAACTGCATCAGGTGCAACAGCTGTTAGAATCGGAACATCGGCAACTGCAGGTGAAACATTTGTTTTACCAACAGGTGCTATTCCTATTTCTTTCATGACTATTGGAGGATCTACAGGTGGTACTAACCCAACAGTTGATATTGGAACTTCTGCTGATCCAGATGGTTTCTTCAACGAAGTTGACAGTGATACTAAAGGCACATTAAAAGGTGCTGATGGTGCATTAGTCGTTGCAGGAGGAATTACTGCAGCAGCTACTGTTACAGGTATTGTTGGTTCATCTGCAGCTACTGGCGGAACAGTAACTGGTGTATTTACATACACAGTTGTTGACGCTGGTTTAGAAGGTTAATAATTAATTTAATGTGGGGCTTTGGCCCCACATAAATTTAAGGAGAATATTATGGCAGGCGGAGGATCATTTATAAGTGACCAAAAATTTACAACACTAACTGCTGATGGTAGATTTAAAACTATAACAGGTGGTAGTGTAAATTTAGGACCATGTAGAGTAACTTATATACAAGCGCATGGTGGATCTGATTGTTTAGTAAAACTACATGATGGAACAGACAATACAGGTTCTCTAGAGTTTCAAGCTAAATTTAGTTCTGAAGGACTCGATATAATGGTTCCTGGTTCTGGTATAAGATTTAGAACAGGGGTCTTTTTAGATTTAACTACTACAGACTCCGTAACAATAGGATACACAGGCTAATGAAGTCAGACGTAAAAGCAGTTAGAAAAGCAACCACAGGTTCTGTATTTGCAGGTAGAACAAGACTAAGAGGAATTATCTTAGCATCAGACGGTTCTGCAGGTTCAGTTACTTTACAAGATGGAAACTCAGTAACACAGTTTCAAGTAGATGTTCCAGCAGGAGATGTATTTGCATACAATCTTGCAGAAGATGGAATTGTATTTGATGGTGGAATGACGGTTTCTGCTCTTTCAAACGCTACTGTAACTGTTATCATAGATAAGTAGGAGGCTAAATGGCTAACACTACCTCTGGAACTCAAGTTTTTGAAAAAAATTTTTCTATTGATGAAATAATAGAAGAGTCTTTTGAAAGAATGGGTATCCAAAATGTATCTGGATATCAATTAAAAACTTCTAGAAGAACTTTAAATATAATGTTTCAAGAGTGGGCTAATCGTGGTCTGCATTATTGGGAAGTTGAAAATACATCTATAACATTAGCAACTGATCAAACAGAGTATACAATATTTAGATCTTCTGCAGAAGGAGCTTCTAATGGAGTCACTACAACTTTAACATCAACTCTTTTAAGCACTTCTACAACCATACCAGTTGCTTCGGTAGCTAATATGCCATCGTCTGGTAAAATAAAAATTGATAGTGAAATAATAGAGTACACATCTATTTCTGGAACCAATATTCTTTGTGATTCAACTGGACGTGGAGCAGATGGAACCACGGCTGCAGCACATTTACAAGATGGGATAGTAACTAATTTTGTTAATGGTGCTGATGATATATTAGAAGCTAGTTTTAGAAACGCTAGTAGTGTAGATGTTCCTTTAACAAAAATAGCTAGATCAGCATATCAAGCTTTATCAAACAAAACTTCTACAGGTCAACCATCACAATATTTTGTTCAAAGATTCATAGATAAAATTACAATCAATTTATATTTAACACCCGGATCAACAGAGAATGGTAAGTTTTTAAATTTCTTTTTTGTAAAAAGAATACAAGATGTAGGTGCATATACAAACGCATCAGATGTTCCATATAGATTTGTGCCTTGTATGGTTTCAGGTTTAACTTATTATCTATCTCAAAAGTATGCACCACAAAGATCACAACAATTTAAATTATTTTATGAAGATGAGTTCCAAAGAGCTTTAGCGGAAGATGGATCGTCATCTAGTACTTTCATTACACCTAAATCTTATTTTACAGAGGTTGAATAATGGCTGTTGGTAAGTATGCAAAATTTATATCTGATAGATCTGGTATGGAGTTTCCATACAAAGAGATGGTTATAGAATGGAATGGTGCTAGAGTTCACATTTCAGAATATGAAAAGAAACATCCACAACTAGAACCAAAAAGATTTATGGCAGAGCCACAAGGTCTACGTAATGCAAGACCAGCAAGAGTCGAGCCTGCTGTTGCAAGATTATTATCTGCAGATCCATTTTCAATAACTAGCGGGTCAACTACAATAACTGTTACAGAAGTAAACCACGGAAGATCCACAGGAGATACAGTAGTATTTAGAAATGTAGAGGGGTCTTTAGGTGGAGTTGCACCTTCTGCTTTTGAGTCTTCATCTGGTTTTACAATTACAGTTACGACAACTGATAAGTATACATTTACATTAGGGTCAACACCGACTATAACAGAAAGTTCAGGAGGAATGACAGTTACAGCAGGACCTGTAACTCTAACACCATAATATGGCATACACTTTAACTAATTTACAAGACGATATTAAAAGTTACACAGAAGTTGATAGCTCTGTTTTTTCTACGGCTATATTAAATACAATAATTAAAAACGCTGAAAACAGAATTTATAGAGAAGTAGACTCTGATGATAACAGATTCTATGCTACATCAAATCTACAATCTGGCAGTAGGTATGTAACCATACCATCAGATTTAAGATCAATAAGATATGTTCAAATAAAAGACTCGACAGTAACTCCAAACGTCCAATATTTTTTAGAAAAAAAAGAAACAAGTTATATGGCTACGTTTTATGATACACCTAGCACAGCTGAGGGACTACCTAAATATTATGCCAACTGGGACGCTAATTTTTGGATTGTTGCACCAACACCAAACGCTAACTATGAAATAACTTTAGCATATGTTAAACAGCCTGATACACTTACATCTGGTGTTCCAAGCACTTCTGGAACTTACCTGTCAAATAAATATCAAGATTTATTATTATACGCGGCTTTAGTAGAAGCATATGGATACTTGAAAGGTCCAATAGATATGTTACAATACTACGAAGCGTCTTATAAACGAGCTTTAGCCTCTTATTCTATTGAACAAGAGGGTAGAAGAAGACGAGACGAATATCAGGATGGGGTTATTCGTAATGTTATTAAATCACCATCACCATAATAAGGAGATATAAATATGGCTAATGTTATACCTGACTCTTTTAAAACAGACTTGTTAAAGGGAGTATTTAATTTTGATTCATCTGGTGGATCAACTTTTAAACTTGCTTTATACACAGATATATCGGGCCTGACTGCTACAGCAACAACTGCATTTACTGCTACTAATGAAGTTGGTACTTCTGGTACAAACTATTCATCAGGTGGGAACACATTAAGTAATCTTGGTGTTAACCTTACTAGTAATATTGCATTTGTTGATTTTGGAGATTTAACTTTTTCATCTGTAACACTAAATGCAGTAGGGGCTTTAATTTATAAGAGTGGCGGTTCTAATCCAGCAGTTTTAGTTTTAGATTTTGGTGGAACAAAAACAGCAACTAACGGAGATTTTGTTGTTCAGTTTCCAGCTGCAACTAAC